GAGGAAGATATAGCGCCTTATAGATAATGAAGGATAAAATAACAACGTCCGTCTCAGAGAAATCTAAGGTCGAAACGGAGTTGAAAGTCAGCCGGCTTTGTCTTCTTTGCCTTGGTGTACCACGCTGTTTCGATGACACTCTTCAGCAGGGCGTTGCGACCGGCAGCATCGGAGGCGTCATAGGCGTCGAGGACGGCCCGGATTTTTGCGGCTAGGGCGGAGGGATCTGCCGTGGCCGCTTCCTGGATGGCGCGCTCGGCCTCCTGCTGGCGGCGCTCCAGATGTGAAATTTTCTCTTTGACGGCGGCCATGCGCTCCCGGAAGGTGGGGATATCATACTCGCCGATCTCCAGTAGCTCATACAGCCGGGTCTTTTGGCCCAATGCTGTGGCGAGCTCTTTTTTTATGGCTGCCAAAGTGGAATCCAGCACCGAGGTGTCACGGGCGGCGCTGGCCTGGCGTTCCATCTCCAGGCGGGCCAAGGTGTCCCGCAGGTAGGAGAGCACCCTGTGTTCCACAAGCTCAAACTTGGCGGAGGCACAACACCCAGGACGGGGACACAGCAGATAGGCCCCGCCTTTCATGGTCATGCGCTGCATATGACCTCCGCAGTTGGTACAGCGCACCAGCCCAGCCAGAGGACTATGCACAGTGCCATCCCGTCTGGATGGGATGTAGCGCCCGGCCATGACGGCCTGCACCTTGTCATAGGTTTCCTGGTCGATGATGGCGGGGTGAAGGCCATCCACAATCGTCCAGCTCTCGCGGGGATTGTAGATGGTGATATGCTTGGGATTCCCTTTGCTTCCCTTACGGATGTGGGTCTTTTGATCCCACACGATTTTCCCGGCGAAGGTGGGGTTGCGGAGGATGTGGGCCACGCTGTTGCGGGTAAACTCCGAGGCGCGGTGGGGCTTGGCGCCCAGGGAATTGATGTGACGAGCGATGGAGACGCAGCCGTAACCCTGGAGATACAAGTCGTACATCATGCGGACAAACTTGGCCTCCGGCTCGTAGATCTCCAGGGTTGGTTTGCGATCCACCGTCACCTTGCGGTAGCCATAGGGGGCATTAGCCACGTAGCAGCCGTCCTGAATCGTCTGCTTCAGACCTCGGCGGAGGCGCTTGTTGATGATCTTGTATTCCCGGCGAGACATGAAGGTCTTGAACTCGGCCATTTCGTCGTCCAGATCATCGGAGAGGTTGTAAGTGTGCTCCGGGGTAATAATCAGTGTATCCGAGTCCCGGAAGGCATCGAGTATGATGCCCTGGTCCTTCATGCGGCCACGGGAAAGCCGGTCCAGATCCATCACCAGCACTGCGTCGTAACGTCCCTCTTCCACGTCTTCCAGCAGGCGGAGCATCTCGGGACGGGCATACAGGCTCTCGCCACTGACCACCTCGTAGTAGGTTTCGATAATGTGGATGTCATTGGCTTTTGCATACTCCGCCAGAGCTTTCCGGTGCTTGGCCAGCACCTCCTCGGTGTCCAGACCCTCCTCCATGCGGCTCTTGCGGAGGTATTGTGCTGCGTCCATTTTTTCAATCCACACCTCCAGCGAGAAAGGTGACAACCAGTCAGCAGAAGTAAGAGATACTACCGAAGTAGGAAAGCCACTTTTCAATGACCTCACCGCTCCGGGCTTCTATTACCTTCATGATATTGCGCAGAACACGGTCCGGAATACGGGAGTTGTTATTACAGAGGTAACACTTGCCCGCCCGGGTGATCCAGATTTTCGTTGCGTTCCCATTTGGGGCTCCCTGGCAGACATGGACGTGAATCGGTTCGAGCGGGTCGTTTTCATTGCTCCAGAAGAACACCCAGTAAGAGCCAACCTTAAAAACTTGAGGCATTCTCCAGCCCTCCCTCCTGCGAGAATTGGAGGATCAGGTGGGCGGTGGACTGAATGACTTCCAGATACCGGTCGAGGTCGGCCTGGGTAAAGCCGAGGATATCCTCCCAGGTATAATCGGGCAGATAACACGACGCATGGTGAAAGCAATCCTTGGTGTCCGGCTTTTCAAGATAGACCTTGACACGCCCGTCCGGGTGCATCTCGGAGTGGACGATCTCTGTGCCGTCGTCCAGAGTCATAAATGGATACATCATACGGAGACCTCCATTATTTATTTCAATCCACACCTCCCGCGAGGGAGGTGACAACAAAAACTTGAGACATTCTCCAGCCCTACCTCGGGCGGCGGGGAAGGGGCATCCGCCATCACTGCGCTCTTTTCAGTTTTTCCATTTCCCGGTTCAGTTTTTTCACCATGGCCTCCAGAGCGTTGATCCTGGTGTCCATGACCTCCATGTCGTCCAGGCGCTCCAGCTTCTCCAGAATGGTCTGTTGCCCCTCGGCCAAAAGGTTGAACCGGGTGGTGACCTCGGTGTCCAGCAACAGCTTCGTCCGTCTGGTGCTTTCGTCCAGGATTTCCTGCTTCTGCTGAGCCAGCAAACCCTTTGTCTCGGACATAATTTCCTGCTTCTGCTGGGCCAGCAAACCCTTTGTCTCGGACATAATGTCCTGCTTCTGATGGGCCAATTTGGCATCCATCAACTGAGCGATTGCCTGTAAATCTTTTTCGTCCAACATACGAATACTCCTTTCTGTCGTGTCCGATTTGGACACATTATACCCTACTGGATACCGCTAAGGACGGCGACGGCTAGGCCGCGACCTCGTAGAAGGAAATCATTCTTCAGGTATTTGGGTTTCTATCTTTTCGTAATATTTCATGAAATCATTATCGTAAGCTCTGAACTCCTCCGTATAAGATGTTAGACTTCCGGAGGGGCTGATTGCTAAATTTGTGAAGCCTTGATACTCTTCATACATGGCATCAATGGTAGTATAACAGGCAATAAGATCCTCCGGCGGATTTTGAAGTGTCTGCATGATATCTGTGACTTCAGACTGATTCGCCTCTATTTCCCGGATAGCATCAAGCGTTGAGGATGCAGAGTAGAGGGCGGCAAGAGAGTCATTAAAATCATCATTGAACCTGCCATTTGTCATAGTATACTCGTCGGTGTCGCTGGAGATTTCTTCGTAGATGGTGTTATACCAGACGGCCTTTGTCAGATTACATAGGCTCTCCGCATCTGCCGCTCCCTTCAACATCGTGCTTCGGGCAAGCCATAAATTCTCGATGTATTGTGACCGCGAATTGCTTCTGGATAAAGTGACAGCCGCCCAGATGCCAACGATAGCAAGGATAATGGCAACGGCAGCAATGATGACTCCGTTCCGAATTTTCTTTTTCTGCTCCGGGGATGTAAGTTTGACTGATGTGACCTCAACAGGTTGTGGCGCTACGGTATCTGCTTCTTCTTGAAATGGATACCCACAGTGTGGACACGCTTTTACTTTGTCAGATATCTCTTTTCCGCATTCAGGACAAACAATAAGCGCCATGTTTATTCTCCTCTCTCTATTTCATACCATGAATAATCAGGTTACACGGCCATTCTGTTTCATGCCCAACTGATCAGCGGGCGGCGGGGCAGAATGACACGTCCGTAGTAGGTCAGCACAGTATCATCGCCGCGGGCGCTGATGAAACGGTCGGCATCATGGCGGGCCCGGTTGAGGGAGAGTAGCCGGACATTGCCCGCGTCGTCCTTGTAATACTGCTTGCACAGCATATCGCCGTCCACGTAAAAGATGCCAACATCCCCATTCTCCAGAGGCTCCCGGTTGACATAGACGATAGAGCCGTCCATGATATAGGGCTCCATAGAGTCGCCGTCGATCTTCACCGCAAAGTCGGCGTTGCGCGGGGCCTCATTACTGATCTCGATATAATCAAAATCCTCGCCAGCAGCGGGAGAGGCCATGCCGGCAGCGGCGGGAGTATAATAAAGCGGAATGATGCGGGTGCTCTGGGGCTCTGCCTCGCCAGTCTCTCGGCGGCGGCGCTCCTCCGCCATGCGCTTCTGTTCCTCCGTAATCACAATTTTAGTCATGTTCCGCCCATGGCGGTCCAGGCCCTCGTAGTCCTTTGCTATTTTCTTCGCCTCGTCCGACAGCTCGGGCAGGGCGGTTTTTATTTTTAACGTGGTAGTTACTGGCTCAGAATCCCTAGGAGAGTATAGATCAATAATAGAGATTCCAAGGACAGTACATATCTTGGGAACCATATCAACATCGGGTGAATTATTCCCGCGAGTCCAATTATTCACAGTTCCCTTACTGATGTTTAACTTATCAGCAAGTTGTACCTGAGTGACTCCTGCGTTTTTCATGGCATCTATCAGATTTAGTCGAATCCGCTCTCGTAAAGAGATCTCGTTATCAGTATCCATGGGGTCACCTTCCTTTGTGGTCATCGTAGCACATAAGGAAATAAAAGTCAAGAATTTCGTGATTTAAGGTTGACAGTAGCGAAATATTGTGATAGTATGCGGATAGGTCAAGAAAATCGCTACTTTCTGGGGGGTGACACAAATGAATATTGCTGGGGCAATCCAAGAGTATCTTATTGCGAATAAGATAAAGCAATCGACTATCTCGGAAAAATGCGGATGGTCTAAGCAAAAAACCAGCGTCATTGTCCGGGGACAACAGAAAATGACTGCTGAGGAAATGGCGGCCATCTGTGAGGCTCTGGGGGTTCCATACGATTATTTTTATCGTCGGGCTGACAACCAGCCGGGCGCGTGAAGGAAGGTGAAACCCTTGAACTGGCTGTATCGGCTAATGGATAAAGTTTTCGATCCACCGCCCAAGGGAACCGACAAGGCCGGCATAGTGCTCTACTACAAGTCCCAGGATGAAGGTTATAAGCGGTACAAGCACCTGTGCTATCGAAACCTGATTCTGGAATCTCTGCTGGCGTTTCTGTTCGGTCTGCTTGTCTCGTTCCTGCTCAAATTCTAAAAGTGCATCTTGCCCGGCGCTTGTGATGATCCAGGTTTCCGGAATCGGGAACCCATCAATGGGGCCAACTGTCCTGCTGGCGTAATGATGGACTTTTATAAGCCCGGAATTGCTCAGCAGATTGAACCTATCCTGTTCCTCGGGGGAGGGGGTATAGGGCTCTAAATACTTGCGGAGCTCCAAGTAATTCAATTCAGACAGCATATAATCTTCCCTCCCGTCACCCACATTCTACCACGGCGGGGGAGGGAGGACAAGTACCAGCCGGGCCGACGACCAGCCGGGCGCGTGAGAAAGCCCCGCCTCTGACGGGGCGGGGCACGAAAGGAGGTGAGCAGATGAACCGCATTTTAGACTGGATGGCAGTCAAGTTTGGACACATGGACATTCCCATCAAGGAAGAAGAATGGGAGACCTTCCCCAAAACAAGGAAGGGGAAGTTCTCCCTGCTGGTGATCCAGTGTGTGCTGGCGGTAATCACGAGCCTGATAACCATGCGGTTACTTTCAGTGTGAGAACCGTGGTCAGTATGGAAACCGCAATCGGAGTAGCGATGGAGCGAAGTAGGAAGGAGATAGCTTTAGAAAGGGCTGTCTGCCACATATGCCAACCATCATGAGTGACCATTATCTCTCTATTAAGAGGCCCCGTTATCTCGATTGCTCCCATGCGCTCCAAATATTCCAAGATGGAATCAAAGGAATCTTTGCTTCTCGCCAGACTCTCTCGCCGGCATGGAGCAGTAACTTCGTGTAAAGTGGTCATCGTCAGGTCATCTCTGTTCAATATGACTGATCCGTCTTCGGTCATTTGAACTCGCTTTAATCGATGCAACATCCAGAACGCTTGTATAGTCATGTAACCGTCTCCTTTCGCCCATATTCTACCACGGCGGGGAAGGGAGGACAAGTACCGGCCGGGCCGACGACCAGCCGGGCGCGTGAAAGGAGGTGAGCGGGGTGGAGGTCATAATCAATGCCACCGCAAACGAGATCGCTGACCTCGTACTTGCACTACAAGGCCAGCGAAAAGTTGATAGAGGCATCTATGGGAACGAGCATTGCCAAATTGATATCATTCGAGAATCTGTTCGGCAAGCCATTGGTGGTATTGCTGGAGCAAGGCCAGAGACATAGTCGCAACTGTGCTGGTTAAAACTCGGTACTGATCGGCAGTAAAGAACTCGCTCGGCTCCTTCAATTCTTGCGATGCCATTGCGGTTAGATCATAGGTAAATTTATCAATATCGAGACTTTGCTTAAATGCAACAAACGGTGGAATTTTCATAGTTTCACCTCCCCTCTCCGCCCATATTCTACCACGGCGGGGGAGGGAGGACAAGCACCAGCCGGGCCGACGACCAGCCGGGCGTGTGAGAAAGCCCCGCCCCTGACGGGGCGGGGCAGGAAAGGAGGTGAGTGGGGTGGAATGTAACAAGATAAAAGAAACGCTCGAAAAGCAGTTGCAGCTACTTTCCGAGCGTTCTACGGAAACAGAGGATAACAGGGAGCTAGTTGCCTTAACGAATGCTATGGTGACAGTCACTCATGTACTCGCCCAACAGTGAACAGGATATAGGCTATTCCGTCTTCGGGGTATGTCCCATTAGCAACGTTGAGAAGAATCCATTTCCCAGAATGAAGAAGCTCGTTTACTTTTTTATGGTCCTTTAGGGTATCAACTTCTTTGACATCTGTTATGTTCATGGTTTCACCTCCCTTCTACCGCCCATATTCTACCACGGCGGAGGAGGGAGGACAAGTACCGGCTGGGCCGACGACCAGCCGGGCGCGTGAGAAAGCCCCGCCCCTGACGGGGCGGGGCACGAAAGGAGGTGAGCGGGGTGAAGATCATCATCGAAGCTGATTCGAAAGAAATCGCCGCTCTTGTAAGCGAGTTACAGGAACGGCGAAGATGGGAGCTATTTGAAAACCCTGTCATATATCGCGGGTTGTCTGAGCAAGGGGTAGCTGGAGTCTTCGGTTGTCAAAATACCGGCTCCAAAGGCAGCCTGATTGAGAATCACGGCGGCGGGGCCGGTTAGATGCAGTCTTGCGTCGATAGGCTGCTGTGCTCCTGCTGTGCGCTCGTGATAGATGGATAGATAGCGTTCAACATCCTCGGAAAGAGATCTGGAGCATTCCTCCACACGGTTGATATTAGTAGGTGCATTGTGGAACGTCCAAGTGAAGTTATGGATAAGGAATCTGCTATTAGGGACAGCACGACGAATATCTGCACCCAAGAATGGAATCAATGCAATGGACTCGATGGCTCCCATGTTAATAACTGTTGTTGGAAGCGGGAAAGACCGTAAATAGTTATACATAGTAAATCCGGAGTTCAGATCGCCACCTTCACTGGACATCAGAATTTCTATTCCTTTCAGTCCCTGTGTGTTCATTGCGTTTAAGAGCATATTCCGAAACATTTCCGCAGTGGAGACATTGATAGGGCCAAAAAAATGGATTTGTTGTACGAAATTCATGTTTTCACCTCCCTTCTATCGGCTACATTCTACCACAGCAAGGAAGGGAGGACAACAAAAAGTGCCCCGCCCAGTGAATTACCACTAGACAGGGCATGACACCTAGACTTCAACAGCCTCAATGTCTTCGTAGTCAACACTAAAAGGCAAATTAGGAGAACTTGCCTGCAATCCAACCCAAGCGAGAGAACTGTCTGCATCGGGCTCGAATAATGTAAGTGTGACAAATTTCATTCCGTCATATTGCATCTCATTTATCTTGAGTGCAAGCTCGTCAACGGGAATTGTGATTTGATCCATGAAATCACCTCCCTTCTCCGCCCACATTCTACCACGGTAGCGGAGGGAGGACAAGGGCCAACGGCCAGCTCGGCGGATGAAAAATTGAGAAAAAAGCAATATGAGTCTGGTCCATCCGATCCGGCGGGTATAGGACAGCCTAAGCCTTGAATAGGGTCTGAAAGGAGGTGGAGCACCATGGGAAAGCGGAAAAATAATCCGGCCAGTACATACACGAGCGGCGCGCAGATGGAGCTGGAGATGGACATTGAGCCTGTTGGGGAGCTGGTGGTCACCGTCGAATCCTTCGACGAGCAGATCGGAAACATGCTGCTCCACACCAATATGACCCGGCGGAAGGGCCTGCACTGGATTACCGACCGGAAGGGCGAGCGCGTCCTGGTGGACGAGTCCGCCGTGATGGACAGCGGCCCCAGGTACGGAACCACCCTATGCTACACACCGCACCCGGCCGTGGAGCCCACCGCGGAGGAGAGGGCGGCCAACCTGGCCCAAATCAAGCGTGTAGCGGCCCAGGTCATGGTGGACATGGGCATCTGGTAAACACAGCGGGCCACGCCGGCCCGCCGGAGTACACAAAGGAGGATTTCAAATGCAACGCACCAGAAACGAGCGCCGCCTGCGGCGCAAGAGCATCATTGAAGGGCTCACCATGCTGTCTATCCTGTTCGTGTCACCCTGGGCCGTCCAGGGGCTGGTGGAGGTGATTTTGTGAACCGGGTGATCAACGCCCAGCGGTATGGCAAGGGCTGGCGTGTGGAGGCTGTGACCCCATCAGGCGAGCGCGTGGTCGTGTTTGTCTGTGGCCCTCTCCACACCGCCATGGAGCAGGCTATGCGGGCAGAGACTGACCTTGAGTAAGGAAGGGGAAGCCATGGGAAAGGTTTGTCTCGTATTGAGCATGCAGGACTATAACACCATCACGGAGGCCCTGCTGGAAAGCGCCCTGGACTGGGAACACGCCGCGGACGAGCTGGGGCGTCTGCACCAGTTTTGCGCCCGGACAGGGGACCAGGCTTATGGGGCCAAGCTGGCCCGGCTGGACCTGGAACAGTACCGCCATAGGCGCCTCGCCCGGCGCAGGCGGGCCGTGCTGGAACGCCTGCAAAAACAGAAGGAGGCAGCATCATGCTGATGGAGCGTTGGAGATCGCTGGACCTGCGGCGGCGGGGCGAGCTGGGCCCGTATGATGGGGAGCTGATTGCCCTGCACATGGTCCCCAAGACCTCGGCCCGCAGTGAGAGGTATGTCGTCGGGCGGCTGGAGGTAGTGGCCGGGCGCACCTGGATGTACGGGAGAGGCCATACCTTGTCGCCGGCAAAAATGCGCAAGCACTATGACCTCCTATGGGTCCGCTTGCCGGAGGACGAGGATAAAAAAGAAAGCCCCAGCCACTCGGACACAGTGACTAGAGCCTAACGTGAAGACATCTGTATTATAGCACACAATTTTGATTTGCACAAGGGGGTGGTGCGCCTTGATGGAGTTTCACTTCAACGCAGAGCTGGCCAAGCAGTACGGCGTGGATGGAGCGATTTTCCTCCACTGCATGGCGTTCTGGGTGGCTAAGAACCGTGCCAACGGGCGGCACTACCATGAGGGGCGTTATTGGACCTATAACACACTGGAGGCCCTATCCAAGCTGTTCCCCTTTTGGTCCCGCCGCCAGTTGGAACGCATCATAAACGGGCTCAAGGAGGCCGGGGCCCTCCTGGCTGGAAATTTCAGCGAGGACAGGACCGACCGCACCCGCTGGTATGCCCTGGCTGATTGCATCCTGGAGGTCTACGGGGAGAGTGCGCCGCCCATTTCACGAAACGGTGAAATGCATTTCACCGATCGGGGACAGCCATTTCACGAAACGGTGAAATGTAATAAGGAAACAGTTACTTACCAGATAGATCCCCCTAAGCCCCCCAAAGGGGGCCGGAGGGGAAGTGCAGAGCTGGATGGGGCAGTCAAGTCCCTGCTGGCGGAGTACGCTGCCGGAGACACGGAGCTGGCCGAGGCCCTGGATGCCCTTATGGAGATCCGGGCGGCGAAAAAGGCGGTGGACTCCACCCGGGCGGTGACCACTCTGCTCAACCGGCTGAACCGTCTGTCAGACAATTCGCGGGAAGTAAAGCTCCAGATCCTGGAGCAGTCCGTGACCAACAGTTGGAAGGGCATTTTCCCGCTGAAAGGCGGACAGGCCCCAACGAGAAAGGAGCCAAAACGATATGTCGAATAACACCCCGGAGCTCAGCGACGTGCTGCTCTACGACCCCGGCTACCTGAACCCCGAGCTGCCCACCGGGTTCTGGTTCTGTGCGGACCCGGAGGACGTGCTGGCCGTCCAGATCAACGCCGGATGCCTGCGGGCGTCGGCGGGTTGGGAGGCATTGAGCCGCCACGAGCGGTTTTTCCTCCAATTTTGCTACGTGCTGGTGGTCTGCGGGGACCCGGAGAAGCGGGCGGTCATGGTGCGGGAGCTGCGCCAGCGTCTGCCCAACGTCATCCTGCTGGCCGTGGAGGACAAGGGCTTCTGCCGGTGCAAATCCGTGCGGGATCTCCGGGCCACCTGCGGACTGCGGGCGGTGGAGCGGATGCTCCTGGAGGCGGTGGAGATCCCGGCCTACGGCCTCCTGGACCTGGCGGACGTACGCGCGCCGGACGTGTCCAAGCTGGACAAGGTGCTCTTCGGCATCTCCAACCTGGACCGGGCCACGGGCGGGGCCGTCATGGGGGAGCTGTCCGTCTGGACGGGCAAGCGGGGCGAGGGCAAGAGCACCCTGCTGGACCAATTTCTGCTGGAGGCCATCGACCAGGGGCAGCCGGTGTGCGCTTACTCCGGTGAGCTCCCCGCCTGGAAATTCAAATACTGGGCGTCTCTCCAGGCGGCGGGCCCCAAAAACCTCCAGATCCGCAAAGACCAGTTGAGCGGCCGGGAGATTCCGCACCCGACCCCCTTCGCTCAGCAGATGATCGACGAGTGGTGGCGGGGGCGGTTCCTGCTCTACGACATCGGCACCAGCACCTACCACGACGCCGCCAATATCCTGCGGGTGTTCCGCTACGCCCACCGGCGCTATGGGGCCAAGGTCTACCTGGTGGACAACCTCATGACCGCCCGCTTCCGGGGGAACGACCGGGACTTCTACCGGGCGCAATCGGAGTTTGTTGCGGAGCTGGCCTCCTTTGCCCATGATAACAACGTCCACGTCCATCTGGTCGCCCACCCGCGCAAAACTGACCGCATCTCAGATTCCGACGAGGTGGCCGGCATCGGGGACGTGACCAATCTGGCGGACAACGTCTACGTCCTGGAGAAGGAGGAGCGGGAGGACCGCCAGCAGGATTCGGTGCTTACGATCCTCAAAAACCGCTTTTTCGGGGAGCGGGGCCGGAGCATTGGCCTGAACTTCGAGCGAAGAAGCAAGCGGTTTTACAAGTCGGGGACGGGCAACCCGGACAAGGTGTACGGCTGGGCGCTGAGCGGGCGTCAGGCAGTTGTGGATTTGCCGGAGGGCGGAGAGGACCCGTTCCCGTAAGCGGAAGGAGGGCGCGCAGATGGAGAAGCGGCGGCTGGAGCTGATTGAGGCGGAGTGCCGCCGGCATGCCGCCCTGGCCCGGGTGGACGCGGCCCGCCGGGTCGAGCATGAGGAGGTGGCGGAGGCCCTGGCCTGGGCGCTGCGCTGTCTCGGGAAGGAGGAGCCCATATGCGTATCGGTGAGGCTTACACCTTTGTCCCCGCCGCCTTCGGCGCGGAAATTGGGGGCAAGGACACGAAAACCATCCCCCGGCGGGTGACCGGGCATATTGAGTACATCAACCGGGCCCACCGCTACTTCACCGTCCGGGTGGACACCGGGCGGGGAATCCTGCGGGAGAGCTTCAAATTTTAAGCCAGAGAAAGGACAATAAACGTGAAGACAATCGCCATTGTAAACCTGAAGGGCGGCGTCGGAAAGACCGTCACCGCCGTCAATGTGGCCGCCATCCTGGCCACCGAGTACGGCCAGCGGGTGCTGCTCATTGACGCAGACCCCCAGGCCAACGCCACCCAGTCCCTGCTCCCGCCGGGGGAATATAACACCCTGGCCGGGCTGCTGACCATCCCGGACGCCTACTACGACGACCTGCTGTATCACAGCAGCATCCGGGGACTGGACGTACTGCCGGCGGACGACGAGCTGCGCAACCTGGATGTGGACCTGCTCCAGGGGGAGCGGCCCAACCTGCGGGCCATCCGTGACCTGCGGGACGCGGTGGCGGAGGATGACGCCTACGACTGCATCGTGATTGACTGCCCACCCGCGCTGTCCCCGGCCTGCGCGGCGGCCATCGCCGCCTCCACCGACGTGGTCATCCCCATCAAGGTAGACGCTTACTCGGTCCGAGGAATGAATGAGCTGACCGCCCAGATTGACCGCCTGCGGAGCATCTATCCGGACGTGCATGTGGCGGGCTGCCTGCCCACCATGTGGTACCGCTCGGACACGGTGGAGCAGGGGGAGCGGCTGCTCCAGGAGCAGGCCCCGGTCCATGTCTTTGCCAGCCACATCCGGCGCAGCCCCAAGGTGGACGAGTCCACCTGGACGGGGGAGCCGGTGGTGAGCTGGTCGCCCCGCTCCGCGGCGGCCCAGGACTACCGGGCCTTTGTGGCGGAGTTCATAGGAGAGGAGGCCAAGTGATGGCCAAGTTTGACATCACGGCCGCCTTTCAGGCCGCCGTGGGTACCGCCGGAAATGTGTCCAAGTTGGACACATCGCGGGAGGTTATCGAGTACATCAGCCTGGACAAACTGGAGGCTGACCCGGGCAATTTTTACAGCCTGACCGGCCTGGAGGACCTAGCGGCCAACATTGAGCTTTGCGGGCTCCAGCAGCCCATCCGGGTACGGCCGACGGAGGACGGGCGGTACGTCATCGTCTCCGGTCACCGGCGATGGTCGGCACTCAAGCTCCTGCGCAGCCCAGCGGGGAGCGGGGACCGATGGGCCAGCATCCCCTGCATCGTGGAGCGGGACGAGGCATCCCAGGAGCTCCGGGAGCTGCGGCTGATCCTGGCCAACAGCTCCACCCGGGTGCTCTCCCCAGCGGAGGTATCCAAACAGGCCCAGCGGGTGGAGTTGCTGCTCTACCAGCTCAAGGAGCAGGGCTATGAGTTTCCCGGCCGAATGCGCGACCAGGTGGCGGCGGCCTGCCAGGTGTCCGCCCCCAAGCTGGCCCGGCTCAAGGTCATCCGGGAGCACCTGATCCCGATTTATTTGGAGCACTTCGACCGGAATGTGCTCTCAGAACAAACTGCTTACGCTTTGGCACGGATGGAGACCGCGCTCCAGGAGCGGCTGGCGAACATGCTGCCGAACCTGCCCACCGGGGGCCGGGCGGAGGAACTGCTGGAGCTGGCCAAGGCCGGTACAGACTGGCGGCCAGCCTTCTCCTGCCCCGACGGCAGCCCCTGCAAGCGGGGAGACGCGTTCCTCCGGCATGATTTGGACTGCTTCTACGGCGAATTGTGCAAGGGCGAAACCTGCTGCCTCAAATGTCATCGGGGCACCGCCCGGTACGATGCCTGTGAGCGGGCCTGCGCCAAGGCCAAGGCCGCCCGGAAGGCGCAGCGGGACGAGGAGGAGGCCAGGGAAGCCAAGCGCGAGGCGAAGATCCAGGCTGAAATCCAGAAAAATGTGCAGCTCCGGGCCAAGAGGCTTGCCGCAGCCGCCGATGCCGCTGGGTTGGACGATTATTCCCCCATCTACATCTCAGATTATGGCCGGAGCATGACGGCGGGAAAACTGCGAGAATGGGCCGCGGGCCAGTTCGAGGCAGATGATAGGCTGTATCCCCGCACCCTGAGTCCCAGAGATATCAGCGACCCTGCCAGGCTTGCCGAGGAGCTGGGGTGCTCCACGGACTACCTGTTGGGCGTCACGGATCAGTTGACGCCGGCGGCCCTGTCCACGGCTACAGATCTGGAGACGGACGGCCCTTGGCACTGGTGGCCAGAGCAGCCGCAGGAGAGCGGCTTGTACTGGTGCATCACGGGCCCTATGTCCCACGGTGGTAGTCTCTACTGGTGGGATGCCGAGGAGGAGCAATGGGAGCACCCGGCCATGGCCTTCCGGATGTCCCCAACCGTGACCCTTTGGATGAAGTGCCCCCAGTTACCAGATAGTATGAGCTGGGAGAGACAGGAGGTACAAAATGGCGAAAAATAAGAAACCACACCGCCGCCCCGGGCCGGGCAAGCCCCAGGGCGCGACCTATGCCCAGATGCTGGCCCACAAGGCGGCCGTCCGGAAGGGGCTGGAGCAGGCCGCCAGGGACGCCACGGTGCAGGTAGAGGCGGATACCCATACCCAGCGGGCCATGTGGTTGATGGTATGCTCCATCGCCGACGCCTACGGCTTCGGGCCAAAGCAACTGCAAAAGTTTTTCTCCGCTCTCCAAGACAACACGGACGAGCTGGAGCGGATGCGGGCTGAGGTGGACGAGGAATATGCACTGGAGAAGCTCCGCCAGAAGGCCCAGGCTGTTACTGGCATGGAGGTGCATTACCTCTACGAGCAGGAGGCTCTGCTGGCTGAGATGCAGGCGGCCAAGGAGGGGGTGTCAGCCCATGAGTAAGCGGATAATCCAAACCACACCCAGCGGCGAGTGGGGTATCCCCGGTGTGGATCTGGCCTCCCTGCCGCCCAGGGTGTACGGGGCGCTCTGCAAGCTCAAGGACATGGAGGAACTGCTGGAGATCATCAACTCCCCAACAGCTCGGGCGTGGGAGCGGGACGATGCCATCGAACAGTTAATCAGTATGGGCAACTAAGGAGCCGGAGATGGAGGCGCGAGAATGAAAGTACCTGCAGAATTTGAGGACGTGTTCCAGGGTGTCGAGCTGACGGAGCGAGAAATCGGCTTTTTGGTCTGGGTGGCAGGCTGGGATAGCTACACGATCGAAAATCTAAAATCGGTAGTTCAGAAAGCCCGAGCCAAAGCGGAGGCAAAAGAATGAAAAAGACCAGCCTTAAAGAACTGCGGAATTTCACGAAAACGGAGCTGATCCGCTATGTGCAGTATGTGGAAGGGGAACCGCTGCGGGCAGATCACACCGCTGCGCGCACATATATCTACGAGCTGCGTCTGGAGAGGGTCAACAAACGGTACGATGCAGCAATAAAGAAACTAAGCTCCCTGACTCAAGGAGACAAGACTTTGCAGGGGCTTGTGGAGTGGACAAAAGCCCATGCAACAGTCTCCCGCTGCATAGCCGAGTTGGAGCGGTTAGAAAAACTGCTTTATGGCTAGCAGTGAGGCTCCGGCCCTCTGCCGGGTGGAGATTACCCGCCCCACCCGCCTCCTTTTGCTTTGCGGGTGTCCGGCCTGAGCCGGGCGCCCGGCAGAGGGCCGGAGTATTCCCGTGAGACTACGAAAATGAGAAAGTGAAGGAGGCCCAGCCATGAGCATGACGTTGGAAGAAGCGATTGTGTTTTTGAGCCAGTACACGGACAACGAATGCTACACAGAGAAATGCCAAGAGGCGCACAGAATGGCGCTTACCGCCCTCCACCCCGTCAGCCGGGAGCAGGTGGAGAAGATGAAAAAAGAGCCCGTTGAGGGAGGGTATGACGAGTTATACGCACCAACGTATAAGTGCCCAGAATGCGGCTTTGAGAATATTGGCAGTGGAAACTTCTGCCGAAATTGTGGGTGCCTTCATACGGACAAGGCCGTGGAGATGGTGATGGAGAGATTGCCTGCGCTGAACGATGGGAAGGGAGATTGAGGTATCGCCATGAGACACCAATACACCCGCGTAGAGCTAGAATCCATCACCCAGGAGACCGCAATATACATTGAGGGAGCAGGGATAGCCCAGCTCCAATGGGGCGGCCTGGAGATTGCAGAGGGGGTAAAGGACGGGTGCCTATACTGCAAGCATATCAAACCGTTTAGCCTGGAACTGTACGGACAATACTGGACGGCCTTTGATGGGCCGCCGGAGAGGAAGGAGAACGCATGAAAACGATTTGCATTACTTGCAAAAATGACTGCAATAACGCCGGTACAACGGCCAGAATTTCTTGGTGCCCTCAGTACAAACCGGGACGAATTTTGTCCAACGCCGACCGCATCCGAGCCATGAGCGACGCAGATTTGGCAAGATGGCTTGAATACGAGGGTGGAGGAGCCTGTGCAGAGGTTTATGGGTGGCTGGCGTGGCTCCAGCAGCCAGCGGAGGAGGGCAACAATGGACCTTGAGAAGCTGGATATAAACGCAGTATGCTTTGGTATCCTTTGCAATTTTACCCCTGTATGCGGAGAAGAACGAGCAAAAGAGGCGGTTGAACTCGTCCGTACGCTCCAGGCCGAAAACGAGAAGCTGCGGGCTGCGGTTGATAACTGGAAAAAGAAATATGTGGAAACCAACGGGAAATGGATTAAAGCAGAAAACAAGTGGGCTGGTCTTGATAAGGCTGTAAGAAATGGGAATGTATATAGACCCATGCAAGAAGAATTGAACCTTACTCATGAAGAAAATCAATCATTGAAAGATGAAAACGAGAAGTTGCGGGCCGAGCTAAAAAGCAAGGTGGATTTAGTATTTCAACAGGCGAAAGAACTTGATAGGAGGCACTTGCTATTACAAGAGCAAGAGGCCGAGCTGGAGCAGGTGAAGCGGGAGCTTGATATTTGTATCAAAGCAGTTTTCGGAGATTGCGATTATTGCAAATATGACAGGAGTTTACCTGATGACACCTCCCCTTGCTGGCACTGCAAAGAATATGCGGCACAAGAGTTCGTTACAGGAAACTACTGGAAATGGCGTGGCCCGGAGGAGGAAAGTAAATAAAACCGCCCCCGAAGGGGCGGCAGGATGGTTATGTTTTAGATTTTCGTTTGGCACGGGTAGCTCGTTCTTTTGCCCGAACCAGCTCTGGATTCTCCGCGCGTTCTTTTCGGCGCTTTTCATTCCTGGATGGGTAGTAAGTCTCCTTGTTGGCCTGGTTCCAGGCCCGTGAGGCTGGGCGATCCACCGCTCGGACGGCCTCATAGGCGCAGTCGGGACAGTATTTCTGCCGGGCAGAGTCCACGGTGTATTCCTTCCCGCAGCGGATGCACTTGTCAGTGCTCCCAAGGGGGCGATCTGCAATGCAGCCCTTGGCTCGATACCGGCGGGTTGCCTCTTTTCCCCGCTCACGTCTGCAGCTGGGACAGTACCAGGCCCGTGGGCCGCCATCAAATACCGACCCGCACTGCCGGCAAACACGGGGCTTTACAACAACAGCCATCAGAGCAGCCTCCTCAACTCCACGCCAAGCGCGTCAGCGATTGCTAATAGATTTTTGGCGGTGAGGTTTCCGGCCTCGGCCTCTCCCAGCTCGACCCGCTGGATTTGGCGGATATTGACACCGGAGCGCTCGGCCAACTGCTTCTGCGTCAGACCGGCTTTGACCCGTTCATAGGTCAGCCTGGTTGCGGTGGGGTATCTATCATATATGGAGGTGTCCCCCATCTTCTCGGCGTCCTTGACGGACATCCAGGCCCACTGATACGGCACGATGTGCTTTTTCAGGCAGCCCAGGATCAGCTCCTGACCTTGCTTCATGGCTGTTTCCCAGGTCTCAGCCTCGATTATGGCTTTCATTCTCCCCACATATACCTGGGCACCCGGAACGGGAGGGACATCCTCCCCGGCGGCTGGGTTACGCTTCAAGTCTGCAATGATGTAATACTTTTCCATAGTTGTCTCCTTACCAATCGTAATTAAGCGTACTTGACGCAGATGGAATTGAGAGTTTCGCGGCTGCCAGTCCAAGCCTTGTTGTCACGATCCCAAACCAGACCGAACTCGCGCATCATGCTGCGCACGGGGTAGGTATTGCCAGTGACGGTCAGGGCGTCCATGTCGATGTCCACCAGGACGGGGTGCGCCAGGGTTCCGCCGACCTGGACATTGCGCACGAGGCCGGAGAACACACGGGCGGCTTCCTTCGCGGATTTCCAGGCGCGGCGCAGGCACTCGCCGAAGCTGAGAGAGGTGACCCACTTGAGGGACATCTTGCGCAGGTTCCAAGCGGCTTTCATGATCTCAGAGAGATTATACTTTTTCATGTTAGTTACCTCCTGGGGTTGTCCCCTCTTGATGATTTTATTATACGCTAATATTAGCGTAATGTCAATAGGAAAATGCTAATATTAGCGCAAAAATTTGAAGGAGTGATAAGATGAAAAACAGCGAATTGGTGCCGGTGATGCTGGTACGGGTGCCGGAGATATCGGCGGAAGCGAGGACCAAACTAAAGGCTGAGATTGAGTCGTCCATCTATGATGGTGTGCTCCTGCTGGACGAGTCTCTGCCCTATGAGGTGGTCGAGCTGCCTCTGCCGCGTGACTCCCCGGTAGAGCTCCTGGAGCCGGAATCCGGGCCACCCAAGGAGCTCCACGGCCGGAACGCAGCGGAGAAGCGGGAGATCCTGGACCGCCTCTATGCCTACCGCAAAAGCGCGGGGCTGGGTTGCTTTGAGCCGCTGGCTGAGGCTTGCGGCAAAGGGATTACGCCGGATCTGCTCCGCCGCCTCTACAGCGGGGACGAGGTGGCACCTATCCAGGTGTGGCGTCAGGTCGGCGCCGGCCTGGGCAAGCTGGGTGTGTCCAAGTTGGACACAAATGAGGGATAAGCATGGGAGACTGCGTCCGTATCGAGGAGTACCGGCGCACCTGTGCTAATTGCTACTGGCACGATGCCGCCATGTGGGCGTGCAAGCGCCCGGGAGGCTGGTGGTGGGATAAGCGGTATCATCGCTGCGCCGCCTTCCGGTGGCGGAACAGCCCGCCGGGGAGAAGGAAAGGAGAAACTCAACATGAAAAATAAGGACCTGCGGAGATTGCGCTGTCTGGTGAAGGCGCAGACCTTGTGGCACCTGGAGCGGCTGGCCCAGATGGACGGGTGCGGCGACGTGGGCCGCATGGTAGACAAGTTGACCCGGGACAAGATGCTGGCCCTCCGCCAGTCTGTCGTCGGGCCATGGGTGGCCCACCATGTGGCCCGAGCTAAGAGGGTGGATTGATGGCAAAGCGGCTCAAGACCATCACGGCGGGGCGCCTGGTGGTCGTTGGGTGCTACACCATCCCAACACCCCGCAGCACAGAGCGGGAAAGAAAAGCACTGCGTGAGATCTCCAGCGCAGCCCAGATGACGATTAACGCTAACCGCTCCTGGCAGCGGCTGGAGCTGCTGCTGGCCGCCAACTTCGGGCGGGGAGATCTCCACGTGGTGCTCACCTATGACGACGCGCACCTTCCGGCCAACCGGCAGGCGGCGGTGCAACGGGTGCGCAAGATGCTGCCCCAGCTCCGGGCCGTGCGGAAGTCCAGGGGGCAGGAGCTCAAATACATCTATGTGACGGAGCAGCTCAGCTCCGAGGGCGGGCGGCTCCATCACCACATGGTGGTCAATGGTACCGGGGCGGATTTGGATATGCTCCGATCTCTCTGGCCTTATGGTGAGGTGGAGCTGGAGGCCCTGGACACATGGCAGGGCTACGAGGCCCTGGCCAAGTACCTGACCAAGGAGCCCAGGGAGCTAGGCAAGCCAGAGGTGGGGGCGCGGAACTGGGCGGCCTCCCTTGGGTTGAAAAAGCCGAAGGTGGAGAGCGAAATCGTCAAGGATAACCTGACGGTGGCCGCGCCGCCCGGAGCAGTCATCCTCAGCGCACCGCCACCCGTGCGAAACGAGTTCGGCGAGTTTGTCATGCTGAAATACTATTTACCAATAAGGAAGAAGGAGGAGAAGAAAGGAACCAGGCCACCGCGCAGGCGGAAAAGAAAATAGCCCTCGCGTCTTTATTCGGTCTGGAAACCAGGGGTAACAAGTCCACAGGGAGGGAGAAAGTGCATGGAAAAGTTGCAAAACAGAGGCGAGTGTGGTAAACTAATCCTAAAGGACGGATGGGTTATCTGTCCCAAGTGCAAGACAATGAAGCTCCTGCGGCTGCCGTCAGACGGCAAGGTGAAAGCCTATGTCTATTGCCGGCACTGCAAGCAGGAGCGATATCTAGATATCGATTTGAGCCTGAGCCAATGAGCCTGAGCCACATGGTCCGCATGATGCGGCCCGTGTCGGTTCAGGCTTTTTGTTTTGTCCGGAGGTGTGTGCCGTGCTGCTGAAACTCTGTGCCAAATGCGGGGCGGCGACGCCCAACCACAACGCCATCTGTGACCGGTGCGCGGAGCGCTTGCCAGCGATGCAGCGGGAGCGACATGCAGGCTATGACAAGCACCGCGACCCGGCTAAGGTGGCCTTCTACCGCTCGGCGGCCTGGCGGGCCCTGCGCCGCCGGAAGCTGGAGTCCATCGGCTACCGGTGCGAGGAGTGCGTGCGGGAGTGGCAGGCCGGGCTTCGGCGCGAGGAGGACATCGAGCTTGCCACGGAGGTGCATCACATCGAGCCCATTGACATCAACTGGGCCAGGCGGCTGGACATCACCAACCTCAAGGGCGACTGCAAGGCCCACCACAGCGCCGAAGAGAGCCATCACAAGCGGCCCGGGGGCGGGTCAAAAAGTACAGGCGGACGGCGCGCTTGACCGCACGGCCTCTGTTTCACGGCAAAAACTCCCCGATGGAGGGAAACGCCCACCGGCGGCCGGGGCGGGATTGGTCTTTTCAGCAGTCGCCCGCGCGACACCTGGGTGCACACGAGACAAAACCGGCCGAAAAAGAGGCAAAAATCGCGCCCTGGAATGTGTCCGACTTGGACACACCGGGCGGGAGAGGAGGACCGTCACATGCCCAACCCACGCGAACCCATCAACATCCTGCTGGCGAAGGGCCGCAAGCATCTGACCCAGGAGGAGATCCAGCGGCGCATAGCCACCGAACCCACGGCCCCGGCCGACGATATCCGGCCGCCGGACTACCTGTCCAAGAAGCAGCGGGAGGAGTTCTCCGCCCTGGCGGGGGAGCTCCAGCGCATCAAGATCATCGGCAACGTGGACGCCGGGGAGCTGGCCCGGTACGTGGTGGCCCATGGCTTTTACGCCAGGTACACCAAGCTCCTGCGCACCCTGCCCAAGAAAAAGCGGGCGCGGCTGCGGGAGCTGCGGGCCAAGCTGGCGGCGGAGGAGGGCCGGGCCGTGGCCGCCGGCGAGGAGATCGACGACGAGGACGTGGCCCTGGAGCTGGAGCGCAGCCTGGCCCTGCTCCAGGACAAGTATTTCGCCCAGTGTGAGGCCACGGCCCGGGCCCTGGGGCTTAACATCACCAGCCGCTGCAAGCTGGTGATCCCCCAGGAGCCGCCGGTACCGAAGTCCAACAAGTTCGACCGCTTTAAGAAGCTGGCGGAGGGCGAATGAGGGACCGGGCGACGGCCTATGCCGAGCGGGTGGTCTCCGGCGACGTGGTGGCCGGGGAGCTCCACGTCCAGGCGTGCCGCCGCCACCTGCGGGATCTGGAGCGGCAGGGGACGGACGAGTTCCCCTATCTCTGGGTGCCGGAAAAGAGCGAGGAGATCCTGGACTTTGCCGAGACGCTGACCATCGTGGAGGGCGACGAGCCCCGGCCGGTCCGCCTCTACGGCTGCCAGACCTTCGACCTGGGCGTGCCCATGGGCTGGGTCAACCGCAAGGGCTACCGCCGGTTCCGCCGCAAGTACAAGTCGGTGGCCCGGCAGAACGGCAAGACCTTCGAGAACGGCATCACCGCCACCTACCTGGCCGGCTTCGGCGGCTACCGCTTCGGCAAGCTCTTCACCGTGGCCACCAAGAAGCGCCAGGCCCGGCTGGCCTGGGAGGACGTGGAGCGGTTTGTCCTGGCGGACGGCGACCTGATGGAGTGCTTCCGCATCCAGGACTACAAGTCCCTGATCACCTCTTGGGAGACCGGCTGCACCATTGAGGCGCTGTCCAGGGAGGGCGGTCTGGACGAAGGCTTCCGCTCCATCTACGCCTCCATCGACGAGATCCACCAGCACCGGGACAACAAGATCTACAAGGCCATCTACAACGGCCAGCGGTCGCTGAAGGAGGCCCTGACCTCCATGATCACCACCCGGGGCGACGAGCTCAGCAGCTTTTGCTTCGAGATGGACGAGTATTGCCAGGCAATCCTCGCCGGCGGCTCCACGGCGGAGAACTTTTTCGTAGACATCTACTGCCTGGACGACGGGGACGACCTCTTTGCCCCGGAGCACTTTCCAAAGTCAAACCCGGTGCTCTGCCAGACAGAGGAGGGCATGGAGACCATGCTGGCCGACGCCCAGACGGCCAGGGACGCCGGCGGCCGGGAGCTGGCCGACTACATCACCAAATGTCAGAACATGTGGTCGGAGAACGCCGATGAGAAGCTGGTGACGCCGGCCATTCTGAAGAAGTGCCGCTCCCCGCTGACGCTGGAGCACTTCCGGGGCGCCTCCTGCTTCGCCGGGCTGGACCTGTCCTCCGGCGGCGACCTCACCACCCTGGCCCTGGAGTTCCAGTGGATGGAGCGGGAGCGGCCCATGTACTACGGCTGGAGCGTCAGCTTCATGCCCCGGGGGCGGCTGGAGGAGCACATCAGGAGCGACCTGGCCCCATACGACGTGTGGGCCCATGACCGCCTCCTGATGGCCACGGGAAGCGTCCAGGACTTCAAGAACGACTACAGCTTTATCCTCGCTACCCTGCGGGACACCCTGGCCGAGTATGACCTGACCCTCCTGGGGCTGGGGTACGACCCCCACAACGCCGACTGCTTTCTCAAGGACCTGGAGGAGCTGGGGGCGCCTCTGCTGGAGGTGAAGCAGTCCGCCCGGTTCCTGAACAGCGGGACGGAGGAGCTCCAGCTCCTCATGAAGTCGGGGCAGTATCTCTACGACCAGCGGAACGAGCTGCTGGACCTGTCCCTCCGGAACGCCCGCATTGTGCGGAACAGCTTCAAGGAGATGAAGGTGGACAAGGAGGCGGGCAAACGCACCCGGCGCATCGACCCGGTGGACGCGGCCATTGACGCCCATGTGGCGCGGATGAAGCTCACCGAAGATCCCCCGGTGGATCTGGAGCGGGCCATGGCGGAGTATCTGACAAAAATGGGGTGGAATACGTGAACTACATCAAAGAGCTCCTGCGCTGGGCGGAGCCGGGCTACCGCTGGACGCTGGAGACGGCGGGGGAGCTGGCGCTCCTGGCGGGCCGGGGATGCCGGTGGCTGGGGCGGTTCCTTCTGGCGCTGCTCCTGTTCCTGCCGTGGCTGATTGTTGGGCTTGCCCTGTGGCTTCGGCGCAGGCGCAGAGAAGGGGGTGAGTGAGCATGGGATTGTTTCAGAGACTGGTCCAAAAGACGGGCGGCCAGGCCGCGGCGCCGGCGGACGGAGCGGAGCAGGTGACGCTCAGCCAGCTCATTGACCTGCTGAACCTGGGGGGCGTCCCCCGGAGCAAGCTGAGCGAGGCGACCTATTTTACCTGCCTGCGGGTGCTGAGCGAGGGCGTCTCCAAGCTGCCCCTCAAGCTCATTCGGAGTACCCCGGAGAGGGGGGTGGAGGAGGTGCGGGAGAATCCGCTCTACCGGACTCTGCGCTACCGGCCCAACCCCCTCCAGACCGCCACCTACTTCTGGGCGGACATGGAGATGTCCCGCAACCACTACGGCAACGCCTATGCGGCCATCTTCGGCAGCGGGGCAAGCACCCAGCTCTGGCACATGCGCAGCGACCGGGTGAGCGTGTGGTTTGACAACCGCCGCATCCTGGGCCCGGATGCCCGGCTGTGGTACATCTGGTCGGCACCGGACGGGAGGCGGTACAAGCTGTGCCAGGACGAGGTGCTCCACTTCCGCACCTGGCTGAGCCTGGACGGCATCACCGGATTGTCGGTACAGGAGATCCTGCGCAGCACCCTGGACGGCAGCCTGCAATCCCAGCAGATGCTCAACTCCCTCTACAAGAACGGTTTCACGGCCAAGGCCGCCGTCCAGTACACCGGCGATCTCAACTCGGAGGCGGAACAGAATTTCCTGCGGGGCCTGGAGGCGTATGCCACCGGGCAGATGGACGCCACCAAGAGCTTCATCCCCGTGCCGCTGGGCTCCAAAATCGAACCGCTGAACATCAAGCTGACCGACAGCCAGTTCATCGAATTGCGCAAGCACAGCGCCCTCCAGATCGCGGCGGCCTTCGGCGTCAAGCCCAACCAGGTCAACGACTATGAGAAGTCCTCCTTTGCCAACTCCGAGGCCCAGCAGCTCGCCTTCTTGACGGATACACTGCTGTGGATTCTCAAGGGCTATGAGGAGGAGCTAAGCTGGAAGCTGCTGGAGCCTGCGCAGATGAACCGGGGTGAGGCGGCCCAGTTTAACACGGCGGTGATGTTGCGGGCCGACACCAAGACCCAGATCGAGAGCATGGTGCAGGCCGTGGCCAACTCGGTCTACATGCCCAACGAGGCCCGCGCCTACCTGGGGATGTCGTCGGCCGCCGGCGGCGACCGCCTGATTGCCAACGGCAACGTCATCCCCCTGGAGGACGTGGGGAAGCAGTATGGAAATGGAAAGGAGTGATGGCATTATGGATGCAATCCAGAAAGCGGCCAGGGTGGAGAAGCAGGCCCTGGCCGGGGAAGAGCTGGCCCTCATCAACCGGCAGGCCCTGAAGGAGCTGACGGAGGAGGAGGTCTTTGTGTTCCGGGTGGCCGCCTGCGACAACCAGGTGGACCGGGATCAGGAGCGGTTCACCGAGGCGGCCCTGGACCGGCTGGCCGAGCTGTATGTGGGGAAGACCGTGATCATGGATCACAGGTGGTCGGCCAACGGCCAGACGGCCCGGATCTACGCCGGGGCCGTGGAGGAGTCGGAGGGCGTGCGGCGGCTGGTGCTGCGGGCCTACATGCTCCGCAACGACCAGACCGCGCCGTTGATCGCCGCCATTGAGGGCGGTATCCTCCGGGAAGTGTCGGTGGGCTGCCAGGTGGCAAAGGCCATCTGCTCCATCTGCGGCACAGACCGGCGGGAGACCTACTGCGGCCACCACCCAGGCCAGGCGTATGAGGGCAAGCGGTGCCACATCGACCTGGACGACCCCACAGACGCCTATGAGCTGTCCTTTGTGGCGGTACCGGCCCAGAAAGGGGCCGGGGTGATCAAGCATTACGGGGGAAAGGGCGAGCCGGACGACCTTCCCCGGCCGGGGGAGGAGGCCCCGGCCCTGACGCTCCGGATGCGGTTGATGGAAGCCAGCCTTGCGCTGATGAAAATGGAGGAATGACAGATGAACAAGAAAATGAAGGCAATCCAGAAGGCGATGCAGGACAAGTTTGCCCAGGCCCGGAAGGCCCAGGACGAGGGCCGCAGCGAGGACGCGGCCAAGCTAATGGACGAGTGTGACGCGCTCCAGAAGGACTTTGAGCTGGAAAAGCGGCTCTACGAGCGGGAGAGGGCCATGGTTCCCGACGAGCCGGAGGGCGACGACTCGAGCGACCCGGGCACCAGGAAGGAGATTTCCGGATTCGCCATCATCGCCAAGCTGCTCCGCAGGCAGCCCCTCTCCGACGAGGAGCGCGCCGCCATCACGCCGGAGCCCGGCCTCCAGAAAGCGCTGGTCACGGGTACCAACGCGGCCAACGGAGAGGCCAACCTGATGCCTGAGGATGTGGACACCAAGATCCGGGAGCTGCGCCGGAGCTACATCTCCGCCAAGGATCTGGTGACGGTGATCCCCACCACCTCCCTCTCCGGCAGCTTTGACTTTGAGTCGGGCGCTGTTACCGGCCTGAAGGACTTTGACGACGGCGACGACATCCCCGACGGCACGGACCCCACCTTCAAGGCGGTGAAGTTCGCCATCGCCCTCAAGGGCATGATCATCCCAGTCTCCAACATCCTGACGGCGGTGGAGACGGCGGGCCTGATCGCCTATCTCAACAACTGGTTCGTCAAGAACGCCATCTACAGCGAGAACAAGGACATCTTCGCCGCGCTGAAGACCAGCAAGTCGGCCAAGGAGCTGGCCAGCCTGGACGCCTTGGGCGAGTCCCTCAACCTGGATCTCGATCCCGCCTGCCTGGTGGGCGGCGTGGTCGTCACCAATCAGACCGGCTGGAATGTCATGGACAAGGCCAAGGACGCCAACGGCCGCCCCATGCTTCAGCCCGACCCCGCCAACGCCACCCGGAAGCTCTTTAAAAACCTGCCTGTCCATGTCTTTTCCGACGCCCAGCTCCCCAACGAGAGCACCAAGGCCCCCGTCTTTTACGGCGATCTCAAGGCCGGCTGCTACTTCGTGGAGTTCGCTTACCAGTTCTTCGACGCCAGCGCCCACGCGGGCTTCGTGAAGAACCGCACCCTGATGCGGGTGATTGAGGGCTACGACGTGATCCAGGCGGACGCGGACGCCTACTGCTACGGCCTGCTCGACCCTGCGGCGGCCAACGCGCCCACGGTGGATGTGAGCGTCAAGGGGACCGTCACCACCAAGGCCGAGGCGGCAGGCTGAGCGGTGAGAACTTATGGTGATCACCGTAGAGGAGGCGCGGGCCTACAGCCGTGATTACGAGTCCACCGATGAGGAGATGGCCGCCCTCATTGAAGTGGCCGAGAGCATGATCGACGACGGTATCCGGGCCGGCTTCGACCGGGAGAGCCCCCAAGCGAAGATGCTCGCCAAGCTGCTGGTGACGGATCTGGATGACTATCGGGATCTCACGGCGGCAGAGGCTAACTCGATGCGCTATCTGACCCAGAGCTTGAAGATGCAGCTCCGGTACAAGGATGTGTCCAAGTTGGACACATCCGGGGCTGGGGAGGTGTGAGGCAATGGCAAAGCGGGCGAATGCCGGTGAGCTGCGCACCAAGATCATGGTCTTTGACCTCCCGCGGGATGAGCACGGCGAGGTGGAGCTGGGGCCGGACGGCTATCCGGCTTCAGAGCCGGTCAATGTGTTTGGAGAGGAGAAGACCAGGTACTGCAAATGGGTGAACGCCTGGGGCTCCGAGGTCTACACGGCCCGCCAGGCGGGGGTGACCGAGCCGGCCACCCTCACCCTGCGGTATACCCCGTTGATCACCACCACCTGTATCATCTACCGGGGGACAGATCCCAAACCCTACGAGGTGATCTCCGTCAACGACGTGGAGAACCGCCACGCCTGGCTGGAGGTCAAGGTGCAGCGGAAGGGGGCGGTGAGATGACACTCAACCAGCGCATCATTCAGGCCCTGAAGCCCCTGGGCCTGCCGGTGGTTCCGGACGTGGACACTCTGCACCGGCCCCGCTGCCTGGTGTTCAATTATGATCTGATTCCAGCTCAGCCTGCAGATAACCGCCCCACTTGGTACAAGGCACTGATCCAGGTGCATCTGTACCTCCCCCTCGAGAACGACGGGAGGGAACTCCGGAGACAGGTGCTGGAGGCGTTGGTGGATGCCGGTATGACGTGGCCCGAGATCATTGACGCCACAGACGAGGAGACCCAACACAAGGTATTCGAGTGCGAGACACTCGTTGGAAAGGATGATTTGTAAATGGCAGGGAAAACCCGCAGTAAGGCCGCCGGCTACCACGGCGTGCAGAACATGAAGTTTGCACCCAAGAAGTCCGGCACCTATGATACCGCGCTCCTGGACATGAAGTATGCCCAGAGCATCAACCCCTCCGCGCTGCTGGAGGCCGCGGAGCAGTACGCGGATAACCGCCTGGTGTGCCGTGTGCCCAGCGACACCGGCTACGAGGGCGAGGTGGGTACCACCGCCCCCGACCCGGAGCTGGAGAAGGCGGCCGGCTTCGCGCTGGAGGGTGCAAATGGCCTGATTACCACCAACATCGCCAGCTACCTCCGGGGCGCCCTGTACTATGAGTTCCTGGAGCTGGACGAGGACGGCAAGCAGTCTGTAGTCAAGTGCTGGATGTTCAACGTGGAGATCGGCAAGGGCTCCGCTACCTATACCACGGCCAAGGGCAGCGTGGAGTTCGGCGCCTATTCCTATCCCTTCCGGGCCTATGGAGATCCGCTGAAGGACTCCGAGGGCACTGACGACTACAAGGACGAGCGCGGTGTGGGCCGGACGGCGTATCTGTATACCTGCCGGCCGGACGATACGGGCTACGCGACCTTTGGGGATACGGTGCCGGTGCCCAAGGTGGCGGCAACGGAAGGGACTTAACCGTGTATGAGATGGATCTGGGCGGGGTCTGGTACCGGCTGGACCCCGCCGCCATCTCCGCCATCCGGTACCGGGCCATTTATGGCGAAAGTATATTGGAAACCCTGGACCGGGGGATACCGCCCAAGAAGCTGGAGGGGAAGCTGCTGCGGATGTGCCACCTGATGATTCCGGCGGCGGACCGGCCGGAGCTTCTTGTCCTGGCCCGACAGGCCCGGCGGGATGGGGCTTTCCTGGTAAAGGGTCTCAAAGCACGGGACGCACTGTTGGAACCGGACATAGAGCTGGATGGGCCTCCGGACGAGGAGGGCTCTGAAGAACCGTTTGACGAGTACCGCCTTCTGGCGGCCCTGACCCTGGTGGGTATGGATTTGTCCCTGCTCCATGAGCTCCCCATACTGCATGTGATAGGGGTGCTGCGCCGGCTCAACATGCTCCAGGATACAGAGCGCAAGCACTACCGGCCGCTGACGGATAAGGAGATGTCCAACCTGTACCCGCGGCCCAAGAAAAAAGGCGCTCTCAGGGGAGGCGCAGGCGGATGAAGTACAGCGTGGCGGCCCTCTCTTTGTATGGCCGGATAAGGAGGGGCATATGGAGACAATCTCAATTGATGACTTTGAGCTATACCTGACCGACCTGTGCGAAAAGGAGGCTATGAACGCGGAGCAGACACTGGACGAAGTCCTGTCTGCCCGCGCCCTGGAGCTCAAGGGTAAACTGACTGAGCGCAGCCCAAAGGATACCGGGGAATACGCCAGGGGATGGAGGGTGCGGACGGCCACCGTCAACCACGAAAAAGTCAAAATCATCTACAATGCGCTGCGGCCGGATCTCACCTTTATGTTGGAGTATGGCACCCACAACAGGGATGGCAGTGTGCGGATGGAAGCCAGACAGCATATCCGCACGGCGCTGAACGAGGAAATAGACCAGATCATGGATGAGCTGCTGGCGCGGCTGTGAGGAGGGAGTAGGATATGGCAATCAGCTCGCGGTACACACGTGGCATCGAGATCCAGATCGGCGGCAATGCCACAAAGCTGAAGACGGCGCTGGACTCGGCCAACCGCTCCATCCGCACGACCCAATCCGAGCTGGATACGCTCAAAAACAGCTTAAAGCTGGAGTGGGACGCCACCAAGTTCCAGCGCGCCCAGGCGCTGGCCCAAAAAGCCCTAAGTGAAACCGAGGCGAAGGCAGAGCTTTTGCGGAAGGCTCTGGCTGCCATGGGTGACCCTGCCTCCTTCAGCGCCACTCAGAAAGAGCAGTATGAGGCCCTGCGCCGGGAACTGAGCTATGTGGAGGTGTCGGCACAACGGGCCAAGGCTCAACTGGAGGAGGTCAGTAAATCCGCGGAGCAGGCGAAGGTGGACCAGCTCACCAGCCAGCTGGAGGATGCGGATGCGGCTCTGGACACCACAGGCGCCAAGCTGGACTCCGTGCGGAGTAAGCTGGAACGGAACTGGGACGCCAAGCAGTTTGACCAAGCCCAGGAACTGGCTCAGCAGGCCATTACCCAGACTGAGGCTAAGGCGGAACTGCTCCGCCAGAAGTTGGCCGCCATGGAGGAGCTGGGGACAGAAAAAACGTCTGCCGAGTACCAGCGGCTGGAGAAACAGCTTGTGGAGACGGAGGCCGCAGCGGAGCAGGCCCACAAGCAGCTCCAGAGCATCAACCAGATCCGGCTGGACCATTTGAACAAAGGGCTGGACGAGGCCGCGCGGCGACTGAGTACAGCAGGTAATGCGCTGACGGCCGGCTTGACGGTGCCGCTGGCCGCCGCCGGCGTGGCGTCCGTCAATTTCTCCAGTGATATGCAGGAGGCCATCAACAAGGTGGAGGTGGCGTTCGGCGGGGCGGCAGACTCCGTCAAGGAGTGGTCCTCCACCACGCTGAACTCCATCGGCCTTGCCCAGGGGACGGCCCTGGACATGGCGGCCCTGTTTGGCGATATGGCCACCTCCATGGGCTACAGCCAGGACGCGGCGGCCCAGATGTCCATGGCCCTGGTCAACCTGGCCGCCGATCTGGCCTCTTTCAAAAATATCGGCATTGACCAGGCATCCACCGCTCTCAAGTCCATTTTCACCGGCGAAACGGAAAGCCTGAAAGAGCTGGGCGTAGTCATGACCCAAGCCAACCTGGAGGCGTATGCTCTGGCGGAAGGCTATACCACCGCCTATACCGCCATGGACCAGGCCCAGCAGGTGGCGGTGCGCTACCAGTACGTGCTGGCCAACACCCAGAACGCCCAGGGGGACTTCGCCCGCACCTCAGACAGCACGGCCAACCAGCTCCGGATCTTCCGTGAGAGCCTGAAGGAAGCGGCCGCCACGGCAGGCGATGAACTGCTCCCTGTAATCACCCCTATCATCGGAAAGCTCAATGAGCTGATCCAGACCTTCGGAGATCTGGACGAGGGAACGCAGAAGGCTGTGGTGCAGACTGGGCTCTTCCTGGCCGCCCTGGGCCCCATGCTGAAGGTGACGGGTGGCATCACAACAGCGGTGAAGGCAGGTATCACGGTATATCAGACGCTGCGTACCGTCATGGCCGCCAACACGGCGGCCACAACCGCCGCTACTGCCGCACAGACGGGCCTCAACGCCGCCATGGCCGCGAACCCCGTAGGACTGCTGGTAACCGCGATTGGGACGCTATTGGCCGTCCTGGGCTCCTTTGCCGTCTCCGCTGCACTGACGGCGGAGAGCACCGATACATTGGCCTCCAGCATCAATGAGGCCCGGCAGGCTTATGAGGATACACGGGCAGAGCTGCAGGAGAGCCAGGCCAGCACCCTCTCCATGGTGGACGCCCTGGCCCGGCTGGCCGAGGAGGAGCACAAGACCTCCGCCGAGAAGGCGGCCATGCTGGAGCTGGTGGAACAGCTCAACGAGGCGGTGCCCTCCCTCTCCCTGGCCTACGACGCACAGACCGACAGCCTGAACCTGACAGCCGAGGCCATCCGCAGCCTGGCGGAGGCGGAGTATGCCCGGCAGGAGCAGGAGGCCGCGGTGGGGCGGCTGAGCGAAGCCTACCAGGAGCAGATCAGTATTGCCAATGAGCTGGAGGCCGCAGAGGAGGCACTGCAGGAGGCCAGAGAACGCTATGCGGAGTTTGACGGTGTAGAGACGCGCAACTCGCGGGAGGAAACGTCTTTCACGGCAGCTCAGGGCGCGCTGATTGCCGCCCAGGGCCAGTATGACCGTCTGACGGCCGCCCAGGAGCAGAATGCGGCGGAGATTGCCCGGCTGGAGCAGGAATACGGCAAGTACAATGCGACGGCGGCGCAGACGACCCAGGCCCTGGAGAATACCGGGACGGCCGCCGATACGGCGGCGGACCGTCTGGCGGCCCTGACCGGCGTGCTTGGCCAGACCCAGGGGGCCTATGAGCTGCTGGCCGAGGCGCAGGAGCAGCAGAATGAAACCGGCTACCTGGAGCTGGATACCGTGGTCAAGCTGCTGGAGGAGTATCCACAGCTCTCCGGATATCTGGTGGAGGCGTCCAACGGGTACCTGCTGGCCGACGGAGCCCTCCAGGATTACATCTCCACCCAGCGGGCCGAGTATGCCCTGGCGCTGAATGAGGCGCAGAGTGCCGCCGACGCCATTGTGACGGCGGAGGCGGACAAAATTAACGCCATCAACGCCACCACCCTGGCCACAAAGGACCAGCTTACCGCATTGGCGGAGCTGTACCAATCCATGGGGGCCAACGCGGACAACCTGGCCGAGGGCGTCAGCTACTATGCTAAGGCCAACGAGTACCGGGAGGCGGCCCAGGCGCTGGCGGATGCCGGAAAATCCCTGGAGGACTATGACCGCATCACGGCCAGCATGTTCCGCGAGAGCGCCGGGACCAGGAGCAGCCGACGGGCCTCCGGAAGTACCTCCTTCAAAAAGACGGAGGCGGCGAAGGACGAGGGCACGTCCGCCATGGAGGAGCTGCAGGAGTGGCTGGACGATGTAGATCATCAGATCTTCCTGTGGTCGAAGGATGAGGCCAAGACCCAGGCGATTGTTGACCTGTACCAGACGATGATGGATCGGGTCCACGAGCTGGCCGAGGAATTCCGGGCCCAGGGCTACGAGGAAAACTCCGATGAAATCCAGGAGCTGCAAACCCTCTGGTGGGGATATGCGGAGGAGCGGGAGAAGATCCAGACGGAGTCCAGTGAAAAAGCGGCGGCGGCCAAGCAGGAGGCGTATGAGGCTGAACTGGCTGACCTGCAGTATTTTCTGGATATGGACATTATCTCCGAGCAGCAGTATTACGAGGAGCTGGCCCGCCTGCGGGACCAGTACCTGGAGGAGAACTCGGACGCCTGGCGGCAGGCCAACGTCCAGCTCCACAATTATCTGGAGCAGTGCCGGCAGGAGGAGCTGGACGCGGCGCAGCAAGCCTATGACGCCCAGCTCGAATCGCTGAAAGCCGCCTATGAGGCGCAGGTATCCGCCCTGAAGGAGTCCCTGGAGGAGGAGAAAGCGGCCCTAAAGGACCGTTATGACGCGGAAAAGGATGCGGCCAAGGATGCCTATGAGGCCCGTAAGGACCAGATTGAAGCCGAGCTGAAGGCCGAGAAGGAACGCCTGAATGCAATCATCGACGGGATCAACGAGGAGATCCAGGCCCGGCGGGAGCTCCGGGAGGATGAGGAGCAGGACGACGCCATCGCGGAGGCCCGTAAGCGGCTGGAGGCTGCGGAAGCACAAAGGGATTTTGCTCGAAACGAAGAAGAGCGCCGGGAGTGGGAGAAGGAGGTTGCCCGGCTGCAGGAGGCCCTGGATAAAGCCATCCAGGACAAGGAGGATACCCAGTTCTACCGGGAGAAGGAGGAAGAAAAGGAGAAGATTGAGGCCGAGATCGACGCGGCGGCGGAGGCCGCTGACCAGGCCAAGAAGGAGGCCAAAGAGGACTACGAGGCCGAAATTAAGCGCCTGGAGGAGGAGTACAAAAGGGAACTGGAATACCTGGTGAAGTATTACGAGGCGGCCATCTCCCAGGCCGGTCGTGACTACGAGTCTGCCAAGGACAGGGCAGAGTCGGCCAAGGACAAGTCAGAGAAGGAGAAGGAGGAGCTGGACCCGGAGATCCTGGACATCGCCAAGAAGGAGAACGTGGAGTACAACATCGCCAAGGACATGTGGGAGGCCAACCAGAAGTACAAGGACGTGGAGGGGTATGTCCCCTACGGCAGCGGCAAATCCTCCAAAAAGAGCGCCGGAAGCTCCTCCAACGCTGCGGCCAGGGCCGCCTCCATGCTGGCCGGCGCTGTGGAAACGGCCGCCCGGACGGTGACCAAGGTGGTCAACCAGGTGACACGCAGCAACAGCGCCAGCATTACCTACAATGCCGGCGGCGGCATGACCGAGGGCCAGGTGACCCGGACGGTGCGCAAGGTGCTGGACGAGCTGGACCGCTGAAGGAGGGAGCTATGAGATCGGTTGCATGGATATCGGATAACGGCCGCACCTGCACCTTTGAGGGCGGCGGCCCCTATGAGCGGCCCGGGCCCTACTATTTCCGGGAGCTGACCTCGGATCTGTCTGCCACGGCGGAGACCTCCAAGGCTCCCAGGCAGGACGGCGTGACTACCTACCATACCGCTTTGGATGCACGCACCATCAACCTGGTGGGCTCCATGCTGGTGTACGGAAGCAGGACGCTCTCCGCCCGGGCCGCCTATGACACGCAGCGGGCCTGGCTGGCCCAGGCATTTGCGCCCAACCGCTGGGGGACGCTGACGTACTACAAAGAGGACGAAGCGGTACAGGTACGTTGCCGCCCGCTGGCCACCCCCACCATCGGCACGCCGGTGGGCACCTTCTCCACCATCGACATCAGCTTTACCGCGGATTCTCCCTATTGGGAGAGCGCGAAGGAGTACATCCTGGCCATGGGCGTCATACAGCGGTTCTGGCACTTCCCATGGGCTCCATACCGTTACCCCATGGGGGCGTATACCCGGTTTGGCATGGTGGACAACCCAGCCGAAGAAAATATCTATCCATCCATCGAGGTCTATACCACGGGACAGGAGGTGTGCCTGGCCAACCGCACCACCGGCGAGCAGGTCACGATCGAGCACAGCATCGCGGAAAACCAGAAGCTGGTGGTGGACCTGAAGGACGTATCGGCCTTCCTGTACCAGCGTGACGGCTCTGGAGACTACCAGATGCAGGAGGATGTCTCCCACTGGATGAGTCTGGACAGCGTGCCCTGGGCCCTTCGGCCGGGCCGGAACCAGGTGGCCATCACCAACGACCAGCCGGAGGATACGCCGGTGGCGTACCTGCGGTACCGGATTCCCAGCCTGGGGGTGTGAGCATGCCTGAGATACGCATTTATGACCCGCCCACTGTAGAGGCCCCCACCTTCCGGCCGTTGGGGTTGGTTCTGGCGGCCACCGACGTAACGCTGATCGAGCGGCATTGGTCGCCGGGCAGCTTCACCCTGTCCGTGCCGCTGGGGGCCCGCCATGAGGACCGGCTCACCGGCGGGCGGCTGCTTCTGGTAGACGGCACCTTTTGGGGGATCATTGACGGCTTTACCCTGGAGGCCAGCTCCAGCGGCTATGTGCGCACGGTTTCCGGCCGCCAGCTCAAGGGGCTTACCCTGGACCGCATCACGATCCCGCCGGAGAGCACGGAGGTGACCGGGGCCCAGGGCTATGACGCGGTGACGGGCAGCACGGAGACAATCATGAAGCACTTCGTCGCCGCGAATATGGCCGCCCCGGTGCTGGCCGCCCGGAATGTGTTTGGGCTGGAGGTGGCGGCAGACCAGGGGCGGGGGCTGGCGGAGGACAAATACATGAGCCGGCATGATGTGGTATCCGATGTGCTGGCGGCCCTGGGGGAAGCTGCGGGGCTGGGATACGACATCTTGCCGGATCTGGAGCGCCATGCCCTGGTCTTTGATGTAGTGCCGGGAGAGGACCATACTGCGCAGCAGAGCGACCGCACCCGGGTGATCTTTGATATCCGGCGCAGGACAGCCCAAGCCCAGACCTATTCCTGCTCCGGCAGCGACGCCCGCAATGTATTCTACACGACCATGTCCGGATCGGAGTTTGCGGACGAGACGCTTACCGTTTCCTACATCCGGGACGGCGAGCAGGAGGCAGTGGGTATCCGGCGCCGGGAGACGCACCTGTCCGTCTCCGTGGATACACCGGAAGCCGGCACGGAGTACGACGAGCTGAAACGCCAGGCCATGATCGCGGCGGAGCAGTACAAGGCTGCGGAGTCCTTCACCTGTGAGTTGAGGGATGACCGGTATGTCTACGGCCGGGACTACCGGCTGGGCGACCTAGTGACCTGCTGCAGCCAGGACTGGGGTGTGGAGATGCACACCAGACTGACGGAGGTGCAGACCGTGTGGAGCAGCGCCGGCATCCAGCGGACCGCCACCTTTGGGACTGCTCCGCTGACGGTATTCGGCAGGCTGCGCCGGCAAATACGAGAGCAGAGGTGAGTCAAACGAAGAGCTATTTTTTCAATGCTGAACCCACGGAGGATCTGAGCAGCCATCCGACCGGGTATGACCGGGAATATGATGCAGACGACCATGCAGCCTTTTTCCGCCCCTTTTTTTCGGAGAAGGGGATCATGGCCGGCCGGGACGCCGATGCCTGCAAGGTGAGCGTCCAGGGCGGCGAGGGCACCACGCTGCAGGTGGCCGCCGGCGCGGTGTATGTCCGGGGGCGCGCCGCCATTTTCGACGGCACAGAGACGGTTACCGTCTCAGAGGACTGCAAGATTGTATGCCGGATGAACAAGGGCGCGGATGTCCGGGCCTTCCAGCTCCTGGCCATCACCGGCGAGCTGCAGGATACGGAGGATGTCTGTGACCTGCAGTTGGCCACTGCCCACCTGGAGGAAATCTCCGGCGGGCACAAGGTAGTCCTGACCGATACCCGGACGTTCCTGTCCTACATGGGCCAACCGGCCTACTACCCGCCGGACTCCGACAGCCTGCCCTATGTGCTATGGCTGTATACCCTAGGCTTCCCGATGGACGAGGAGCAGCGCCAGATGGTGGAGGGTAATCCGAGCCTGATGGCCATCTTCAACGCCAGTCTGGGCGCCCACACCGGGGACAAGAAGAACCCCCACGCCGTCACGGCAGAGCAGGTGGGGGCTCTTGCAAGTTCCGGTGGAGCCATGTCCGGGGCTATCAGCATGAGTGGGCACAAAATAGCCAATCTGGCCTCTCCCGCTGACCCAACAGACGCCGCTAACAAGCAGTACGTAGATGAACAGGTGGGGTCCTCCCGCGTGGTCATGGGAACGTACATTGGCGATGGTGCTCCTAGCCAAACAA